CTTGCCATGATAGGCTGCTGCATTCTTCACTCCTGCCCAAAGCACAGCTGGCACGAATTCCAGTGCATTGCTTGTGGCAAAGTTGTCCAGATCAGCCAGCTCCATTTCTTGATCCTGACAAAGGATCCTGAAGCAGTTCATGTTGAGCAGAGCATCCAGGGTCATTGCCCCAGCTTTCACCTGCACTTCTCCTCTCAGTGTGTTCATGTGGTTCTATGGATGAAGCAAGGCCCAGCATTCCCAGGAAAGGGATGCCAGGCCTGCCAGGGTTGTTTCTTAGGATACAGTTGCTTCAGTGATCGGCCCTGTGTTCTCCAGGGTGATGCTGTAGGTAGCAATTTCATTCACTGCAGCTGTCTCCTCAAATGAGGTGATCACTGCATCAAAGCTCACCTCTTTATCACCTGTGACACCTGTGGTGAATCGCGCCTGATAATCTGCATCATCAGTGCCACCCAATGCCACAGAGCGGAGCTGCTGTGATCCTATGGTGTCATCATACTTCACAAAGCCTTCAGCTGTGATGGTTGCTGATTGGAGACCATAGAGCAGAGAGCGGGCACCGCTGTTTGCTTTAGTTGTCACATCAAGGGTCTCATTCGAGATGCTGAGGGTGGCAGTGTTTGCGCTGCCCACCAGGGTGTATGAAGTGCCACCATCGGTGCTGATGTACAGCCCCAGAAGGTTGGCCTTTACATTTCCAGTTGTTGCCATGTTTTAAGATTGGGAGGGTTCAAATTCATCTGTGCTGTCATCGCTGATCATGATCTCAAACTCTTCCACCTCTTCAGCTTCAGGTTCAGGATCTGGAAGGGGATTGCTCAGGTCAGTTGCCCAGCCTTTCTTCACCCAATCCTTGCCTGTTTTTTGTTGCACAGTCATCACTGTGCCCACCCTGGCATTGGTGGATTTGTTGTCTTTCAGGATCTCCAGCTTCATGCCGCGAACTTCACCCGATCAGATCCCCGATCAGGTAAACCCTGGCAACAATCATCTGCGCTGATGGGCCTGGAATTCAGATGCGCACATGTAGATGGAATCACCAGCAAAGTGATTCATGTTGAGCCGCTCAAATCGGATGCCCTGGAAGTTGGTGCTGCCCATCGTTCCAGAGTAATTGTCCAGGCTGGTCCTGATCCGCTCTGCAATGGTGAATGCATCCAGGGCACTCTTGGCATAGGTGGTCAGATCAAGCTCCACAAAATCATCTGTGCTGGCTGCTGTCTTCGTTGGATTGGCTTCCACATCATTGATGGTGATCATGATTGCTGGCAGCGCTTCTTCCTGGTTCAACTGAACAGGGAAGATCCTGGTGCCCACATACTCTGTGATGCGTGAATCAGCCAGGAGGTGGTTGATGATGTCCCCGATCATTTCAAATGGGATTGCAGGATGTCATCAAATGCATCCATCAGCTTCTTCCTGATCTTCTCATTTGCCTTCTTGTACTTGTTATCAAAAGCAGTCCGAATGAATGGCTGTGCTCTTGATCCTGGGTGTTCAATCTCCCTGGTGATCACCTCATCAGCTTCACCGAAAATCCGGAAGGGTTTCTTTGTGCTGGTTCTTTTGCCTGCAGCTGTTCCCAGCTCCACCAGGTGAGCATATCTGCCACCCACCCGGCCCTGCCTGGCTGATGGTCCGATGCGTACCCTGGCATGCACTTTGCCTGTCCCGCTGGCTGTATTGGAAACCCGGTACACCCTGACAGTGATGCTTTTCTTCAGCTCTCCAGTCTTGCCCACTGGTGCCAGCTTTCTCATCTCTGTGGCAATGGGTGTGCCAGCTGCTCTCATGGCGCTGGTGAATACCTTCTTCAGCTTGTCTGGATCCAGGGCAGCAAGTGCCTGGATGTGCTTCTCAAACTCTGCAGGCTTGATGTCAAATGTTGCTGTGCTCTTGAATCCTGCCATCAGTCATTGTCTCTTGCCACCGCTGTGATTCTCAGACCTTCTTGCCTTCCAATCTCAGCAATGGCTGTCACCTCATAGGTGTCTGATCCATAGCTGATGCGGTGTGTGGTTTTCACATCAGATCTGAAGCGGATGGTGAACACCTTGGTGGCCACTGTCACCCGCTGATCTGCTTCTTCTCTTTCCTTCGCTCCTGGATCCCGGACCTCTGCCCAGACTGTTGCCAGGAGCACATATGCATTGCCCCTCTGGTTCCAGCTGTCTGTGCTGGATCCTCTCTGTAGGATGGAGATCCTTCTATCCAATCGCCCTGGCTCCATCAGAAAGTGCTGGGCTTGAATTTGTCCATCAGGAACTTGGCCCCATGCACCAGGGGAGCTGACTGCACCCCCACCAGGACATCCTTCCTGTGCTCATACAGATGACCAATGATCAAAAGCATGGCGCTCTTCAATGTCTCTGGCACTGTGGTGTATCCGGCATCACCAGCGATCTGGACAGCATTCAGCCGATCATCCACCTCTGTGGGCAGGTCATCGAATTGCACCCGCATTGGGTGGCTCTTCACATCAGAATTCCAGTGTGTGCCTGAATAGGTCTGCAGTGTGTTGTTGGTGTCATAGTATTTCACTGTGAGGATCCTGATCCCAGGTCCCACATGGATCTTCATCACGCTGCTGAAGTGGTCTGCATAGTAGGTGAAGCCGCAGCTGGACAGGTATTGCCCAGTGTACTCTTCCACAATCTCTCCTGCTGTGCTGATCAGGGAGGTGATCAGTGCATCCTCATCACTGTGGTCCACCCGAAGGTGAGCCTTGGCAGTGGCCAGGCTGATCACATCTGTGAATGTGGTGGTGGATGTTCTTTCCAGTTTCATGAGATCATGGGATGTGAAAAGGGGGGCCAGCTTGAATGCCAGCCCCCTTTCTCATTGGTTAGCCTCAGACAGTTGTTGGTGTCGTGTTAGCTGTCAAGCCTGCGAGGATCCGACCTGATCCCACGCGACGAATAGCACCGTCTGCATAGTAGTCAGCGATCAAGCGCACCTGGCCCTTGTGAGCGTCTGTGTATGGGTCCACAGTGACATCCAAGCCACCGAAGACTGCATAAAAAATATCAGACGGATCCAGGAAAAGGATTGGCCGGATTGACAGTGTATCATCCGCATCTGAAATCCCGCTGAAGTAGGTATCCGCAACCACAGTCTGCTGCTTCACATTGGTTGATGTGAACACAGGGAAGCCCAGCACATTGTTGTTCAAGTTTGCCACCTGGCCACCTGCACTGGATTCAACTCCCTTCAAATAGGAAGCCATTGTGGGATCCATGAGAAGGGCCAAACTCTGGCCTGCTGGATTCTGACTCAAGAAGCCACCCTCATGGCTGAGGATATCTGCAAAGTCAGTGGCTGATGCACTGGTGGCAGATCCCACAGATCCATTGGTGATCTTGCTGGCAGCTGCGAGCTGTCCAAAGATGTCAGAGATGATGTCCTCATCCAGCTTGTTGGCAATGGCGTTGGCCATGTCAGCCTGGATCACTGCATCAAGATTGGCAGCAGATTGCACCAACAGCTGACGGGTCAAATCCATGCGCATTGCAAAGCGCTTTGGGCTCAACGTCACTGCACCGAAGTCACCATCAATGTTGTTGACTGTTGCTCCTTCTCCTGTTGCTGTGGCATCCTGATTTGGAAGCACTGGAAGCACCACATCACCCTGAGCCTGGATGCGGGTTGCCCCCATCTGCTCAATGATTGGTACTGGTCGCAAGCCTGCAGCCATTGCAGCCACATCCTTGCCAATGATCCCGGACTGGCCCTGCAAAGTGGCTCCACCTGTTGGTGATGTCTCGGTGCCATATGGCTCATTGGCTCGGCCCTCCATGAGGAAGGATGGCAGGGTGAGATTGCCACGGGTGGTCTTGCCCATTTTGGCCATCTCTGATCGGCCCTCCTGGGCCATCTCAGCTTCCAATCCTGTCAGCTGGCCCTTGTTCACAATGTCACTGATGGCCTTGGACATGCTGAAGCTCTTGCGGACTTCCTGCACCTCCTTTTCTTGAGACTTGGATGCTGGAGCTGCTGCTGCAACATTTCGGAGAAGGATTGATTCCGTCTCTTCTGCTTTGGTGATCTTCCCATCCAAGGTCTTCACCTCATCATGGATCTCTGCCTGGCGGGTTTCCTCTGCCTCTGTGAATTCGCGCTCCTCGGAAGTTGCAAGATCCACAGCTGCCTGGAGCTCTTCCACCAATGTGGCCCGCTGCTCCTTCATTTTAAGACTGTTTTTCATTTTGTCATTTTGTAGATAGCCAGCTGCGCTTCTGCTCGGTCCCGAATTGAGGTGGCAGCAGGCTGGGTTGGTTGTTCTTGTTGGGACCTTATGGATGAAGTGGCCTGCTGGTAGGCAGCAAAAACCACTGGGGAGATGTCATGAAGA